GGCTCTTAAAAATCTTTAGTTACTATGTACAGTTTAGATTTTTTTAATTAGGCTTCTACACCAAAGGCAAGATAAGTACCCAGTTTAGCACTCTTTGAAGGAGTATAAACTACATCAAATGCACCAGTCTCACCTTCAACAACAGCCTTCACGTAAGTAGCGTGGATATCTCCCTTATAACCCTTATTAGTATAAAGCTCCTTAGCCATCTCCTTAGCAGCAGCCTTATTCTCAAAGTTTACGAAGAGAATTTCACCAGTGTCAGGATTCACACCCTGAATACCAGTTTTATACTTACGTTTACCGCTCTCATTCTTAATATCAGTCACAGTGTAAGGACGCTCACGCGTATCAGCTACGCCAGGTTCAATAGTAATTGAACAACCTACACCTGCGGCAAACTTAGTATTTGCCTTCAAGTACTCACTCATAAACTCTTTAAGGGAAGATCCTGTCATTGGCTTACCAGCATTTTTCCATGCTTGAGTTGCATCTTTAATTACTTGGAATGGAACTTGTTCCATTGCTTCATTTTTAGTATAACCTTTTACTTCTACTTGCTTAAAATTTGTCATAAATCAAAAATTTAACATTAATTCATTACCAATATTTATCTCTTTTAGTATTTACAAAATTAATACATTTTAGTCATATGACCAAATGATTTTGCAAATATTTTTTATAAAATATCTTATCTTTGTTGTGAGTACAAAGATACTAATAAAAAATTAATGGACAAAATATTTTAAGGTTAATTTTTATTAAAATGGCAACCAAGTATGCAAAATTTCAAGAATTTTTGCTACCATCTCTTTTTGAGTTTTTATGTCAAAAGTCAAAAATTCGGTAGTTTGTTTCATGAAATCCTCGCATACAATAGAAAGTCCCTTAATAAAGTCCATATTATGAGTATGAGCTTCCTTCTCTATGATTTTCATTATAACCTGATAGCATGTAGCGTCAGGTTTTTTCATTCTAACTTTATGTGTGAGAAAACAAATTAAAGAAATTAAAGCAAATTTGCTTCCAATATCGGTATTAAGATTTCCAAGACTATAGTAAGCAGAATAAAACTTAGATAAATCTTCATAAGAAGGATTAAACACATCCATCATCGCATTTTAACTTCTGCAACTAATTTTAATAAGTTCTTGAACTCATCAAATCCTTTCTGTACCTCTGAGGCTTTTACTTTAAATACTCCAGAACGATACTCTGGAACAGTACTTACTACTAACATATTGGCTTTAAAAGACTTAACTTCAATTTTCAATTTCTCAGCATAAAGTCTTAATAGCCAACTATAGGCTCCCATTTGACGATAATAATGATAGTCTTTAAAACTTTCATTAAACTTGTCTAACCAATGTCTTGTAGTCTTTAAGTCATTTAGTGTGACATCATTTCCTACAATAGTAAAGTTATCCAACTTTGCCTTAAATGGAATTTCTACAGACTGCCCTGTCTCAGTATCAACTGCTAAGAAAACAATAAAGAAAGCGACTTCATTACCTGTTATGACATCCTCGAAGAATCCTTCAGGTTCAAGTAGGGAAGTTATTTCATTATTATTCTTTACAGATGCTACACAGGCATCATACTTACTCTTAGTATTATTGTCTAAGAGTATCGGTTCTTTAGTTATGGCTTTAGAATCATATAAGTCCTTAAGCTTGGACCAATAAGGTAGACAATTATCTCGAACAAGCTGGCACTTTTTATCATCCATTTTGCCTTTATAATAGTCTACCTTATTAGAAGCTGCGATAATATCCTCATCAGTAATATCAGGATAGCACTTAAACAATTCATCTGCCATTAGACCTAATTTAGCAGTAGGCCTATCTATTCCTCCTATGATATCAAATTCACCAGGCTGTAATATTTCTGCATGAACTGCACTGCCTAGTAAAAAGGAATCAGAGAAAGAATGTTTGTTTTCTAAGAATTTTTCAGGTGAACCTCCTTGTGCAGGATTTATTAAAGATAATCTAGAATTACTTACATAATCTGAATATCTGCTAGAGAAGTATACATCATCAGGCATATCTTCCCACCTTAAACTGTCAAGAATTGGCTTTATTAATATCATATTAAATCCGCAAAATTAACAAATTCTTGCTTTTTAAAGTTATTAAATACTTCTGAGATTTCCTCTATATCTAAAGAATGAATTCGACCTCCATTCTTCCACCACTGATTGTACTCACTATCAATTAATAAACAAGGAATCCCAGATAAATTTAAATCAATAAAGTTATGAGCAGAATCATCGATAAATAAATCTACTCTTCCCTTTATTCTAGGAGCCTTACTTACTTTGTGTCCAAAGATTTGATATACAGGACTGCTAGGAAAACCATGTCTTGCTAGCCATCTTTTCGACCAATCTTTATTACACACTCTAGAAGTACAATAGAGAGTTGGAATAAAATTACAAGTATGTTTTACTGGTAAATTTAACCAGAACTCTCTATCAAATTTAAGAACACGTACAACATTTTTAGTAACGTTTGGTTCCTTTAGCCTTTCTGGATACTTATCAGTGTTAAAACGTTGTTTATAAGCATCAAAGAATCCAGCTAAGGTATCATCAATATCTAAACCTATCTTAAAAGTCATATAATTCTCCTATTATTATATTATGGGAATCACACAAATAGTTCTGTAAGGATTCCATATCACAATCCCAGTCGATATCACAGATATTCTTCCAATATTCTATTACTTCATTTTCAGCATCTTTAAGTGTTTCAGCATCAAAATCTTGTATAACAGGTATACCTAAATCAGCATCGTATATAGGTAATAAAAACTTTGCCATTAAAATTCTTCAATATCGTAGAGTTCACTTACGTAAACATCATTATTAGACAGTTCAAAGACAAGGTCTTCCCAACTATTAACTTCCAAATCTTCAAAGAGTTCATTAAAATAATTAATAGCTAGATCTTCTGCGTCTTTAATACTATTTGCGTGAAAGGATTTAATTTTAACTTCGCCTAAATCATCAATGGCGAGTAGATATGTATTCATTTCTTTATTAATTGATAAAAATAATTAAGTGGAAGTATAGCAACAGAGCCTGGCGAGTTGCCTTCGTCTCCAGTTTTCTTCCAAATAACTACAAAAGGCTTAGATTTATCTGAACAAGCATCTCTAATAGTAAAGTAACTCGGAGTATTTTGTGTATATTTAGACTGTATATTAACTGGCAATTCGCCATTTAAATCTACGACATCTATTTTATCAGCATCAGCCATTTTATTCTGACTTCTACTTGACACACAACCAGTATAACCAATAGCCTTAAGGTCATTGATTATCTCAAGTTCAAATCCATTACCTTTACTTTTACTACGTTTTGCTTGTTTCGATTTACGAGTATGTTCATTAGCCCACATACACGTAATTCCATCTTTAGATTTACTACCAGCTCCTTTACGACTACATCTAGTCTTTACAGAAGCTTCGGTAAGTCCAGTACTTTCAGCAGCAGAAGCAGGAGATTCGAACACTTCTTTATGTCCGTCTTTAAATGTAACTTCTACTGATAAATCCAAATTACTCTATTTCTTTTTCATTAAGTAATTGTAAAGCGTTATTTACTAATTCAACAGTTTTATCTCGTCCATACATCTTATAGAAATCTGATATATCTTTAGCACCATACTTTCTAGGAATCCAGACACATTTAATGTCGAATTGCTTCCTAAATTTATTCATATTATGAATACCAGCAAGGTCATTGTCATAAAATATTATAATAGTGTTGAATTTACTTTTAAGTTTATTATACTGATTTTCAGTTAAAAATAAATTTTCAGAATTTGGTGCTAATGCAGGTATCCCTAAAGAGTATAAGCACATTACGTCTTTCATAGATTTAGTTATTACTAGAAAGTCTCCTCCCTCAGGAAGTTGCTTAGCTCCTTGTAACATAACAGATTTCCAGTTAGATAAAAATCGAGGCTCCTTACGTCTATGTTTAGGCATATAAATACGCCATAACTCAGTTCCATTAGAATTTTTTCCTCGATAATATCCGAATATAGGATGAAATTTACTTGACTTAGTGTAAATACTTCCATTAATAAAAACGGTTTCACAAGAGTAAACCCTAAATTTCTTTAAGATTTCTCTTGTGACACCGTACTGTTCCCACCACTTAAGTTCTTCTTCTGTATAATCTTTGGCTTCTATTTGAATATTAGCTTCCTTGGTTTCAGTAAACTGAGTCTCTACTATCTCAATAGGTCGCTCACATTTCTTCAATTTGGGATCACTTATATATCCAAAATCATTAGCAATAATTTTTAATGCCATATGATAACTACAATTGTATTTATACATAACGACATTTATAAAATTACCGCTAAATGAACCATTAAAGTCTTTAAAAATTATATCTCCTCTTTTATTTCGATAAAAAGCGCATGTGGGCTTTTGGTCTACTCTTAGTGGAGATTTAAAAAGACCTTTTTTAACAGGAAGACCTAAGTAATAGGTTAAATAAGTTTCTTGAGAATTTCTATCCAATAAATACTCTTTAGTGATTGTAGTTACTAATTTAAATTTCATTTTTACTGATTTAATTTAGACTACAAAGATAAAGAATATTTATCAAATATCAAAATCAATATCGTCAGAACTTTCAGTATTTTCAGAAATTGAATCTTCATCTTTCTCGACCTCGGTAGGAGTTGTTTCCTTAGCCTTCTTCATCTTCTGAGTCTCATAAGGAGTAAAAGCTACCTTATCTCCTAGCCAATTATTAGAAATATAAGCTTCCTTACTAGTCTTATTAATATTAATAAAGCTAGGTACAGTTGCATATCCCTTATTATTGCCTATAAGTTTGAGATTAGTTTCTTTATCTACAGCCTTAGCGAGAGCTTTCTGCATAATGCCTACAAGCTTCTCAAAATCTTTGGGAAGGTCAAGTTCTACTCCCTTCAACTTCTCAAAAGCCTCTGGGGCTAATGCTGAAGCAATATGTGCAATAGTAAATTGCAATTGCTCCATAGCAGAAGGAAGTTCCCAATCTCTACCTCCAGTACTACCAGTTACTCGTTTATCTCCGTCGTCACCTGGACAGAATACCATATGATTATATATTCCATCTGGTCCTTCAAAGTTAAATTGCATTGCTTTCCAAACTCTACCCTCTGATGTGGTACCAGTTTTTAGTTCAACACCTTTGAAAGCGACCTTATTAATAGTCCAAGCTTTCAATCTTGTAACAGCAGTTCCGTTAGTCTTCGATAGATTAAAATTCATTTTCATCAAAATTAAAGTCAATATCAGTAATCTCGAAAGTAGAAGGATCTTCTTCAAGTTCTGTTAAATCGTCTTCAATTTTGGGCGACTCAGTAACCTCAATATTTTCATCTTCTTGAACTGGAAGTTCTTTATTGCCTACCATTTGATATAATCCATCTTCATAAGGAATTAGAGCAAACTCATTTCCATATTCAGACAAAACATTATTAGCAATACCTCTACAACTAACAGTTAAACTCTTTGTAAGTTTATTGCCAGCCGTAGACTTCCAACTCTTAGAAGACCCAATAATGGGCACTTTAACATTCTTGGATTCGGGTAGATTATTATAATTAATAATCAGTCGATCTCCAGCAACTACGTTTAAAAGATTTGCTGCTGCTTGATTAAGACAATATTTATTTTCTTCAAGAACAATCTTAGGTTCTCCAGAATCTACTGTCTTTTTATCCTCCTTGATTATCTCCGGAGTACCAATGGGAGTATACTCATTGGTTTCCGGATTATAATCAAAAGTACAGAGCATTTTAACGATCATTCGTTATAATATTTAGTCATTGTATCAACTACTAGTCCTAAATCATTAGGAATAAAATCTTCCTCAAACATTCCTTCTGGAGTCTTTGCAGGAATTTCAATTCCATCCACTCTCAACTTATGAGTATAAAATCCATAAGTAGGAACACCGTTCTCATCAAACTGAGGTTCACAATAAAGAGTTATTGCAACATTTTCCAATGGATCATACATTTTATCAAGTAATTTTCCAACAGTTGATGCTTTATAACTCTTAATGCCGCCATCGCTTTCTACAGATTCAGTATGTAAAAGCATAAATATATTAAGGTCGTCCCGTAAGCTAGAACACTTCTGAATAATTTTTCTAAAGTGATCTGCTAACTCATTATACTTATCGAATCCACGTTCTGAAGCTCTATCAAAGAACTCATTACGCATGATATAAATACCATCATCGATAACTATATTCTTAATACGTTCAAGCTTATTTATCTTATCTAATAGTGCAACGGTTTTATCCCAAGAAGAAATCTTAAACAGATTTTTCTTTTCAGAATTATATAATTTAGCACTTCCCTTGAAAGGAAGGCGCTTACCTAACACGTTAATGACAATAGTTTCCTCTGGGTTTAAGGATTTAATACTAGTGCTTTTACCATGACCACTAGCTCCTAATACTACAACAAAATTACTCACTTTACAACGTAAATGTTATATTCTTAACTTCTGTATCTGATAAAGTCCAGTCTGGGGATTTGAATCTTTCGTAATCATTAATTTGATCTGGCTTTGGTAATTCTTTAAATATAGAACAATCTCCATAATATCCTAATCCAACTGCAATATCTGACGTACCAAATCGGGATTTTAAGAGAATCGCTGCTATAAAATTATGTCCAAGTTCCTTAATGTTATATCCTCTATAACTAGATAACTTAAACTTTATAGGAGCATGTAATGCAATAACCACGTGACTATCTTCATACATAGCCGCGGAGTCTTTGAAATCTGAACTATCGGGTTCTTGCATAGCTTGTTTTAGTCTTTCTGGATTATTTGCATTACGATTAAATTGCATAATATGAACAGGAGATATGTTATATCTATTTCTCATTTGAACAGAATAAGATGAAATTAAATCCATTTCTTCTTTCTTACTTCTACCATTACTGGCTCTAGTAAGACTCATATGATCAACAAACACACATATAATTCTATCAGGATTATTTGGAATATACTCACCATCAGGTGTAAACGT